GTTCCATGTTATTTCTCTAAGAACCGCCCTGGGCTCATACTTTCGTAATGCCATAAATATTTCCTGTTCTATCATTGCCTGTACTTTCGGCATCGGACTGTCAAGAAAATCAAAAGATATACCGAAATCACGATCCAGCGGTTGCGTTCCTTTTCGCGTCATAATTATCATTTTGACGTTCTGCATAACTTCCTGTATGCCTGTCGCGCCAAAAACGATTTCTGCTGGAAGTGAATCTATTGTTTGCCATTCGGTCATCATTGGTACTCCTTAAATTTGCACGTTAATTCCATCCACACTATTTCGCCAGTACGAGGAGCGAACTTTGTGGAAGCTCCGTTAATACTGTCGCAATACCAGAGGTTTCCTGATAAAGGAATTCCACGCAGTATCAATGGGAAATGTTCCCCTCTGCGAACCAGCCGTCTTAATAATTCATAATTTCCTTTTGGGCTTACTCCTAATGTTTTTGTTAGAATGATTTTCATTTCCGCTTCATCCTGTCCGGGTCCTAAAAACTCCGTTACAGGCGCGGCATTTATAACATCGTGAATTGTCCAACGTCCGGAAGCGTCTTGAGTAAGTTCTGAAAATGTTAATGCGTTAATACCAGTTACTTGAAATACTAACGGTCCCCATGAACCAACTAATCCCCTCATGCTATCACCATCCCTGTAGTGGCTCCAGTAAACACACCATGACTACCGCCTGAAGGCGCCGGATTTGAAAATGTAGCGATTAAACTTTTTATTATTTTGTCGCAAAAATCTTCCATTGCTTCATCCGGATCTTCTAAATTACTTTTTGTCGCTGTTATTACTCCCAACGGATTAAAACTTAACGGAGAAATTGTAAATCCTGTTGCCGGAGATATCCTTATACTGCTTTTAATAAAAGCGGCCAGAGTTAATAAAAATAATTCAAATGAAGATGATACTGACAACGTACCAGAACCGGAAAGAGAAGCCTTGAAAGATACTTGTGGATCAGTAGCGCCCGATGACGGATTTGTCGCTGACCAGCCGTATGTAATATCCATATTGTCAACAATATATTCAAGTATCGCATCACCGAATTTTTTATTTGCGTTTACTGCGCTTCCGGCTTCTTTATCTATTTTTTTGATAATGGCGTTTTTCATATCGGTTTTGTTCATGCTCATGTTCCTACCGCCTTATCTCCACCATGGGGCGCGCCCGTGAAAAGGCAGTTTGGTATAGCGCAAAGCGGGCCTGTTCCCGGCGCAACCGTCCCTTTCATTGAAAAGTTACCGCCTTTTATTTCAGCGTTTGCAGAATCAATAGTTACCTTCGGTGATTTTATATTTGCCTCATTTGAGGCTTCAATATTCGCAGTTTCGACATCTATGTTTGCCGTTTCAACTTCTATATCAGCGGTTTTCGCTTTAACTGTAGCGCCTTCGCTTACTTCGATATTTAATGTTTTGCATTTCAGGGAAGCGCCCTGGTCGCAAATTAAATTCAATGTACCTTTATCAGCGTCAAACTCGATAACATTCTTTCCATTGTCACTAACCAATAAAAGAATATTCGGCTTTCCACCCTGCGGCATTTTTTTACTTGTGTAAACTTTGCCTAAAATGTATCCTTCTTCTTGACCATTTGGCAGCCGGGATATAACAACATGATCGCCTTCTTTTGGCGTATAAAACATATTCCAGCCGCCAATTGCCGGAAATAAAACTTGCAGTTTTCCGCTGACATGACCGTCTAAATCATCCATTGCTACACGCGCTGTTGCGGTATTCACATCTCGTTCTGAAACCTGCCCCTGATGTATTATGTCTGTCATATCAGTACCCCACCAAAACCCTGTGGGCTTTAACAACTGTCAAATACCCGCCGCCAGTAGAATGTGACGTTTCATCAATGCTATATTTGCCGCTGTATACACCGAAATTTGTTAATTGTATATTCGCGCCGGCAACCATTTTGACGTTACCAACTAATCTTAAAGTACATGTCCATTCAAATTTATTTTTCTGTCTCGCTATTGCTTTTGCCTGCCTCATAGCGTTATCTGTTCTGTCAGAACGTATTTCTTCAAAATTATCTGCCGTATCATTGAACGCATTAAAACCAGTATCAAACGTACCGCCCGAAGCGTCCGATGACGTATCATTTCCGTCACGAAAATTATCGCCTCGCAAATCTCCCGGTCTTGCATTTACTATGCCTGTCTGTCCAGTCGCTGGAGGGTTTGGAGGTATAAATTCAGCGCGTACTAACTGTCCGCTTTTTGGATCTTTGTAACTCGATACAACTTTACAAACCGTATCGCTTGTATTCTGCGAAAACTGATAACTTATAATCCGTTTTCCAACTTCGCTTTTATCAAATGTATCTACAATATCCTTTGCTTCATAAACTGATTCTTCAAATAAAACTAATATTTCACTTGTAACTTTTAATGATACGCCGTATTGCGTGCATAATTCATATAAAAAACTCATATCTGATTTTTTTATTTGATCAACTCGGTCAAGCTGAATATCGCTTTCAACTTCATACATTATTTCAAGACCCGCAGAGTCGGCAACGTCTTGGGCTACTTTTTGCAGTGTTGTATCTTCCCATGCCCTTGTTTTTTCATCACGTCGCATACCTGTAGATATTGGAGTTGACAAAGCTTTAATAGCAACCTCATCAGGCGGTCCTGAAAAATCTACAGTATCTATTTCAAATTTTCCGCAGTCTAATTCCTCATATCCGCCTTCGCCGTCCCAATTTTCAACGCATATTTTAACGTGCAGTATCGCGCCTGATACCGCGTTATTTATAACTTCTGATCCTTCAACTATTTCAGGCTGAGGGGAAGCGGGGGGCGGAGCTGACGGTCTTGGTTCTGCTGTGATGTCGCTAAAATCAGACATTATCTTATAATCCCCCTCTTTATATCGTTAATAAGCAAAAACTTGCCTTGTAATCCTCTATACTGCGGATTTTTATTTGTGAAATCCCTCCATGTTGCTGTTGGCGTAACGCGTTGTAATGTTCTGCCTTGTTCCGGAGTCATATCAGATTCATCAATAAGCCTTTGAAGGTTTACCGCGCTTGTGCCGTTCTGTAACGCTGTCGCCATTTCTGTATAATCATAGGGAGGCGCTGGAGGTTCTGGAGGCGCGACAGAAACTTTCGGATACCATTCGTTATGCCAATTTCCTTCCCGGTCATGGCAGGTAATTGTTAATTCGTCAGCTTCATGGCTTGCTTTATCGACATATTGCAAATTTATAACTGAGTCCGACAGCGCATTTGTAATATCTTTGCCGTCATATTCAATTTTTATATAAACCCGTCTTGGTGCTGCCATATTACACCTGCTTCCATGGCGGTAGATTTGAAGATGACTGTGTTCTTGTTTGCGGTCTGTCAGGAACATTAATAACTATAGTTGTTTCAAATAATACGATGTGCCGTAACTTTGGATTTGCTTCCAGCAACACATGAGTAAATCTCTCATCACCGTAGAGTTTCCAACTCAAATAATCCCAAACATCGCCTTGCGCTGCCATATATTGTTTCATGCGTAACTCACTCTGCGCTGGTTACGCATTATATTTTCCAGAGCTTCTTTAACTCTCGCTTCAAAATTATCACCTGCTTTCTGTCCTGCCGCTTCAATCTGCTTAACAGCATTATTATCAGGCGATCCGCTAAAATTATTGGTCATGCTGAAATCAATATTTATTGAATATCCTTTATTTTCTGTCACTTTGCTGGCTGCGGCAGCCATAACAGGCGGTGTCTCAGAAACATTTTCCTTGTTTGCATTTTGAGATGCGGTTTTATTCATATAACCGCCAAGCATACCGGCTTCTTTCCAAATGTCAAAACCTTTCTGGCTTTTATCTAATGGAATGACAGCTTCCGGTCCCTTTTCGCAAATCTCCGCTATATGCCGTGTAGTAAATATACCGCCGTCCGCATGGCCAGGCATCTTATTATTTTTACCGCCAAAGATATTTTTCACGCCGTCCGCGACACCGCCGAAAAATCCCTTAACTTTATCCCAACCGTTTTTAATTACATCAATGAAACCGAAAAACTTTTGTTTTATGTTTTCAAATAGTCCGAAAAAAGCGTTTTTAATATATTCAATCGTTGCAGTGGGACCTTGTTTTAATGAATCCCACAAACCTGTAAAGAATTCCTTAAATCCATTGAAAATATTTTTTATACTGTCGATAACTCCAGTAATAATTCCTTTTATTCTGTTAAAAACATTACTGATAACATTTGCAAGACCGGGGAAGCGGTTTTCTAATTGTCCCCATGCGGAAAAACCTAAATCTTTTATATTTTCCCATGCCGCGCTGCCGAATTCTTTTGCTTTATTGAACGCATTGCCCGCGCCCTCTCTCATTTTATTAAATATATTTACAGCGCCGTTTTTTAAATTTTCAGCACCTGTTTTAATGCCACTCCATGCGTTGCTTGCTCCGGTTTTAATTCCGTTCCACGCTTTTGACGCGCCTTCTTTTATTCCGTTCCATACGCCTTTGAAAAACTCTCCAATTTTACCAAAAATTTCTTTTATGCCTTCCCATATTTTCGCAAACGCTTCTTTGACCTTATCAAAGTTTTTTACTAACAAAACAATACCAGCAATTAAAGCAATAACAGCCATAATTATTAAACCGATTGGATTTGCCGCCATTGCCGCATTCAAAGCCCATTGCACTACAGTTAATCCCTTTCCAGCAGCGGCAGCGGCTACCTGTGCCGCTTTATACGCAACTATTGAAGCCTTGCTAATTCCTAAAACAGCGTTATATGCTGTCTGCGCAAATGTGATCGCTGAAATAACAACCTTAACCCCGGAAATAATAGTTTTTAATGATAATAACACACCGACTACAATCGCAAGATTTTTCCAACCGCCGACAAAATCCTTAACCTTATTTATATTGTCCCAAACATTCGCCGCTATCTCTTTTAATTTTGCGATTACATCCGGCAAACGGCTTATAACATTACCTAACCATTCGCCAAACTTTGCGCCTAACTCCTGAATCATTGGCATTTGATCTTGCATAGCGCCGCGAAGTGTCTTAAATCCTTCTGTCAACGGCACAATAGCTCCGCCGATAAACTGATTTTTCATTCCTGTTACTGACGATTTTAGACGGTTTAATTGATTGCCATATTCCTCTGCCGATCTTGCCTGGCTTTCTGAAAAAATAATTCCCAAACTTTCAGCTTCCGCGCCTAACTGCTGTATGCCTTCGCTTCCCATTCTCATTGCCGCAGCCATACGCGGTCCCGCTGTTTTTCCAAACAGTGTAATAGCAACCTGCGCCCGGGAAGCGTCATCAGGAAGTGTTTGCATATAATCCGCAATTCTTTCAAATGCCTGTTCCGGACGCATAGAAGCCAGTTTCGCGGCGTCAAGACCGATACCTTCTAGTTGCCTTCTTGCCGCTTCATTTCCTGCGGCGCCAAGATTTATTGTATTTGTCATTTTCTGAATTGCAGAGTCAAACTCTCCAGCTTCCAGTCCGCTGTCGGTCATAGCGTATTTAAGTTTCTGATAACCTTCGATTGCCATGCCGAGAGAATCTGCGGTTTTCGCAACCTGATCCCCGGCAGTAGCAAACGAATTCGCCATGGCTATAACACCAGCGCCGGCAGCGGCGACACCTGCGGCAACACCAAGCGCAAGTTTTGAGGCATTGGAAGTAAATGATTGGAAATCTTTACCGAGTTGTTTTCCGGCATCCTGGACATCTTTTATATTAGCTTTGATAGCGGCAAGAGCCGTTTTCGCGCCTTTATCCTGTCCAGTAATTTCGAGAGCTAAATCCCATACTGTTTTTTTTGCTCCTGCCATTTATTTCCCCGGTTTTGGTTTGTTCGCTTCTTTGAGGGCTATTTCTAATTTAGCGTTATAAGCTAATAATTCCGATAACGGCATATTTTCTAAATCCGTTATCGGAGTATGCGCCACTACTGCAAGCCCAAGACAAATCCCCCTGATATAATCAGAGGGATTTTCAAAATAAAATACGTTTACTTCGTCGCTGATTCCGGTTTTTCTTTCTCCGGCTTCTTTGTCTCTGCCGGCTCCGTAAAACCCTTGTTTTCTTCGTCACCTGCCGTAAACTGATCATAGAACTCCTGCGGGTTCTCATGCCTTATGAACTGCGATACGGTTTGCCAGATGACTTCGTAATCATAGAAAGGCATTTTTTCAATAAGCCTGAAAGGCACACCGGAGATTGCGGCCGCAAGACGGGCGCAGTATTCGGACGATGTTGGGCGATTTAAGCCGGAAATATTTCCGCCTTGAAACGTATCACGCTCACAAGTGTTAATCATGGCGCCGGTAACTTTACCGAAGTCTAATTCCAGCGTGGAAAACTCTTTGCCTTCCCACTTTGCCGGAACTGATAATTTTACTGTTACTGTTTTTGTAAACATTTAATTTCCTCCGTTATCCTACAAGCACGTTCTGTCTTGTTTCCGCCATCATGTCATTACCATTAACGGTGTAAATCATTTTGAACGGATCCCATTCGAGTTTATCTTCGCCGTCCATCCAGTGATGCGCGTAATAAACCTGCATTGTGATAGAGGCGTCGCCAGCCGTTCCCTGTTCTACAGAGCCGGGATTTGCCGCGCTTAACGGTCCTTTCAAAATCCAGCGATCCGGAACTTTTTCCTGCGCGTGATTATCGGTATTCTGCACGATAATTTCATTGCGCAAGTCCAGAGTTTTGGTACTGCCAAGCTCCAGATACCGCATGATTTCTCCGTAAATCTTTGGACAGCTAATTTCTGCGGTTAAGGCGCTCATAACGCCGGGAATTGGCACATTCATTTCACCAGCAGCGCCAGCGCCTTTGAATGTTTCCGATAACAGTTCAAAACTTGGCAGCGTAACGGTTACAGTGCCGTCAAGTGGTCTCTGTGTTTCCGAATCATACAACTTGAAAACATTATTTGCTTTTCCGATTCCTTGTCTCATAATTTATCCCTCCTTATCCGAATAAAGTTTCAAGGTAGTTAGGATCGTAACTGAAATTAAATTCCAGTTCCTTTGCAGCATTAGGCGGTGTAAGGAACACGCGGAAAAACATCTTTCCGCTCATAAGTCCCTGATTGC